TTGAAGTATCTTCCAAAGTATCAGCAGACTCTTCAATTGAATATGATCTTATTTCAGCTACAGCATTAGAACCGACTTTAACAGTTCCTTCACTTCCTTTATGTGTTGCCATTTTCTACCTCGTCTTTCGACTTTTTCTTAGAAGAAGATTTAATTTTATCTTGCGAATGGACTGCTTCCTCTTTCCAACCCATATTCAATAATGACTCAACTTTTGAAGGATGAGCTATTATAGAAACTTTACCATTTGGACTAATCATTTTCATAATTATCTCCTATTATACCGCTACGTCAGGATTTTTTTCCTTGACATAGTAATTACTTATAAAGGTTAAAGAAACAAATCCTAATGGTTTCTCACCTTCAGCGTTAAAATCTATTTGAGTTGATTCAAGATAAGTGTCTTTAGCTAAACCGCCTAAAGTCCTATCTGCAGCAATAGCTTCCTCAACCTCTTTACTTATTGTATCAATAGTATCATCAAAATTGCTTGTTGCCTTAGCATAGCCTTCAACAACCACTGATAATTCTCTACTCATAACTCTATCAGTACCTATAACAATAGGCTCTGATGTTTCTGACTTTGTATATATAACTAAGGCTGGTAATTTAGAGTTTTCTATAGGATAGACTCTAGATTCATAAGCATTAGAACCAGTTGTAGATAAACCAGTTAGTGTAGTACCAAAATATTCTCTTATTTGTTGTCTTATATGATTTGCCATTACACTTCCTCTAACATTAAAGCAGTAAGACCTGTTCGATCTTTTTGCACATCAATTATAGTATAGTTTTGTGCTGCTTTAAGTATATCACCCTCAACAGTTGTTGTTGCACTTGCATTGAGTAAATCACCTTGAGAAACATTAGGAACATCTATGCTTCTGCAATATGCTATAGGTTTAGTAGCTTCTACACCAATGCCTGTGTCTTGTTCTACATACTCTCTATTTAAAATAATCTTTATAGCTGTAGATACACCACCTTTTATATAAGTAGCGTTAATAGCATGACCAAAATCAACATCAAAATACGCCAACATATCCTCTTCAGTCTCTAACATATACTGTGACATTATTGTTCCTCTAAAACCACTTCAATAAGACCTGTATTATCAGGCATTACTGTTTTAATTGTGAATAATGTTTGTGGTACAAGTGTATTGCCATTATTTGTAGTAATAGCGTCTACTTTTATTTGATCGCCATGATTTATATATGGTGCATCAGTTGCTTTTATTATTGCTCTTGGTTGATAACCATCTACTGGCACTGAACCAGTTGCAATACTAAAGTATTCTTGATCAATAATTATATTTATAGGATAAGAGTCACCTGTATCTATATCATGCCAAGTATCTATAAGGCTTGTTCTAGAATCCCATAAGGTAGTTTGTGTTTCAATAAAAGTAGCAGATACTCCATGAGCATTAGGGTCTACATAAGAGTTAAAATCTGCTGAACTCTCGATAGGCATTATTTTTTAGCTCTTTTCTTTACTACTTTAGTTTCAGATTTTTTAAGACCTACGCTTCTGTTTGCCTTTTTAGCTTTTGGTTTCTCTTTATATAGTTCAGCCTTTTTATTAGCTACAAGATCAAAACCTTGCGATTCATCTAACTCAACTATATCTCCAACACTAACTCTTTTGCTGTTAGCAATTGTGTCTCTCAATATTAAATATTTATGCATCTTAATAGAGGTGGGGTTTTTCACCCCACCATTTTCAGTGGTTAATACCATTAACCGTCATTACCTAAACAGAATGAGACTGCATTTCTTACAGCTACATCTACCATTTGGATACCAACAACTCTAACTGTTCCTGAAGAAGAGTTAGTGTATGGGTCTACGATTATATCGAGACCGCCAAAGAATCCAACTAATAGGTCTGAGAAGTTACCGAAGTAATGGTCACCTGATGTAGGCTGGTTAGAAACAACAACGCCATAGTTGTTAATTCTTCCGTCTCTATCTACAACAAACTGAGCTGTGCCTGAAGCCTTTTCAGTTGTTTTTAGTGAACCATAATCATCAGCTCTCATAATGTAAGAAAGGTTACCTAGTAGAGCATTATCTACTGCTACTTGGCTTTCCATATTTACTGTTTCAGCCCATGTTGGGTTTGCAGCACCAAATGTTACAGTGTTAATACCTGATGTATTTTTAATACCTCTTGGGTTACCTGAAGAGCCTGAGCCTTCTAAAGCAGCATCATCAATAGCTAAAGCCATGCTTTGTGCTATGTCGTTTCTGATTAGATTCTCAACGTCTAAAGAACTTTGAGTTAAAAGCTGTCTAGTGACATCTGTAAAACAACCTAAAGTCTTAGGTGACATTGTCACACTGCCAATAGCCATTTCTGACTCAGCAACAGCAGTTCCTTCGCTTGATACAAAAGCTGCAGTAGAAGTACCTGTTTTCTTAGGTATCTTAACATCGCCTTGCAATCCTCTTAATAATGTAGCACCTGCTGACATTACTGAAGATGAATTTCTTAATGCATCAATGAAGTCTCCAGCTCTAAAGTCTTGTCCTACCGCACCAGCATCATCAGTTGTATTCAAATCTCTTTGATTCCATTCTCTTAATACTTCAGGTGGTAACATAAGACCTTGTGAGTTTCTTCCATACGCTTCAGAAGCAGCAGCAGAACATTCAAATTCAAATTCTGCAGCTCTTTGAGCAGCTCTATCTGAAGGGTTAGCTAGTGCGTTAATTCCTCTTACTAGGCTAAATCTCTTCATTTCTTTTTTGCTTAGTCCAATATCTTTTGGAGTTTCAAGTGGCTTACTAGCAATAGTTTCTAGTAATTCACCTCTAAACTCTTCAATAGTTTTGTGTTCAGCAATCGCTTTTGCAGCTAAGTCTTTTTGATTATGTCTTTCAGCTAACTTGTAAATCTCTTGTGAGTTTCTTTTTAATTCAGCTTTGACTTCTTCAGCAGATTTAGCTTTAACTTCGTCTAAATTGACTTCGTTATCCATTTTTATCTCCTTAAAAGATTGAGAACGTCCAACACCAACTAGTCTGCTTTGATCTGCTGGGACTGATACAGAAGATACTTCCATTGGAGTCCAAGCTGCTCTATAAGCAACCTCTTTAGAGTCTTTTATTCTCATTAGTTTATTTACACGATATCCGACTGAAATATTCATTCGTATACCATCCTTCACGTCTTCAAACACTTCTGAAGCAAGTCGACTTTTACCAAATCGAACTACAGCAATTGTCCTTTTAGCTGTTTCATCTAGTCTGAAATCTTCTATAACACCTATTTGCTTAGTCATATCATGATCTAAAAGCAAAGGTGCTCTGCCTGAATTAATAAATTCCATATTAATATCATCGGCTTTATGACTTAGTATTTCCATGCCAAATGATCTCTCAACTGGCTCTTCTGAAGATACACCTATTCTTACAGTCCTTGTATCTTCATCAATAAATTTTGCTCTAGACAAATCTATGTTTCTATATCTCATTGGCATGTCTACAACAGTTCTCTCTTCCTCAGGTTCATCATAGCTTTCTTCTTCTATGACTTCTTCAACCTGTTCTTCATGCTCTTTTGCAAACTCAACAATCACAGATTCATCTGTTTCGCTTACGTTTAATATATGTCTATCTTCTTTATCCTTCATAGATTTTTCCTCTTTCATTTTTTCTACTAGTCTTCTTGACCAAGTATAACCCGCATCGCCACCCCAAAGTGCCCATGCAATCCTACCATTTGAAGGGTAGCCATCTTCACCTTGACTAAATCCTTCTGCTTGTTTATCAACTTCATGTCTACTAAAAAAACTAAACATTCTTTTAACAGTTTCATCTGATAGATTTTCACCAGCTACTATTTGCCTAGCTCTAACAGCACCAACCCTAGTGCCACCTCTACCATGCTCTTTACGCCAATCTAAGCCCTTCTGTGCTTCTGATTTCATGCCACCTGTAGGTTTAGGCATCCTCTTCACCGCCTTCAATTATCGGCTCTATAGGTGCTTTAGTAGCACCAAAAGGCTGATAAGCTAATTCTATATCATATTCTTTAGCCAATTCTACCTCTTTTTGATGTTGTTCAAATAATTCCTCAACATCACGACCATAGTTAGCTGATATGTCACTATATGTAACTGTACCATTTTGTAATCCTATTACATTAGCGTTCATTTCTTTAAGTGGGTCTATCCAAGCAAAGTTTCTTGGAATAAATGTTGCTGATGCAATAAATTTGTCTATTTTTTCTACTGGTAGTGATAAATAGTTAGTAGCAATAGCCATTTCTAACCATTCTTTAAATATTGGCTCAATCATGTGCTCTATCATAAATTGTTGCCATATTTGATAGCTGCTTCTATCTTCTAAGCTACCTTGTCTAATTGAAGAGTAGTTTACTGACGTTAAATCGTTGCTTAAAGCATGATATGAAATGTTTAAACCACTAGCTATGCTTCTTAATACGCTAGAAGTGAATCCTTCAAATGCACTTGTTGGATGTTGTGGGTCAAATGACTGAAATGATACACCTGCTGGTAATTGCTCAAATGTACCTGCATTTGCAGTTTGTACTGGATTACCATCTATCTCTTCTGAGTCACCAACATAACCATCACCATCAGGTGAAGTAAAGAAACCCATTTTAGAACTTGCAACTCTTGCAGCAACAATCTCAGCTTCAAGATATGCATTAAGTTGTTTAACATTAGCCATTACAGTTGCAATATTAGTAACACCTCTTGTTTGTTCAGGTCTTGTTGGCATGTATAAGTGTATTATTTCATCAGCAGGTACAACTATATGCTCGTTTTCATTCATATAAGTTCTATCAAATGGATGATTTTTGTAAAGATGGTATGCAACTGGCTTGTCATACTTATCAACCTCAACACCCATCTTAATTTCATTACCAGTCTTAGGATTATGCTTGTTTAAATCTTCATCTAAGTGATCTGCTTCTAAAAACTGTATTTGAAAGCCAAAAGGTGAGTCTTCTTTTTTTAGTTTTCTGATTAAAACCTCACCATCCCTTGCTAGAGCTTCAATAGCTATTTTTTGACAATCTAAAAACGATAATCTTCCATTAGCTGTGCAATTACCCATTTTTGACCATTGTTTCCATGCATCTTCAATAAGTTTATTAGCTCGTATATCTAATTTGCCTTGATTGACATCATCATCAAGCCTTACCTTTGCACTTAGCCTAATTCCTGCTTTACCTATAACATTTGAGACCATTAAGTTCAAATATCTTGCAATATGTGAGTCATTTCTAGCTAATTCTCTAGCTCTATCTCTTAAAACTCTAATATTGTCTTTAATTTCTGCATCTGCTGATGCTGAACTTGTTATGAAATCTGCAAAAAGCCTACCAGTGTTTGCACCTGCATAGCTTCTTTGTGTTTTAAATTTACGTTTAACTGTTGGTTTCTTAGAACCAAAGTTGAATACTCTGTTATACCATGCCATTTTATGTGTAACTTGTTGGATTAATTGTGTTTGATGAACCAAATTTGGTTAATATTGTATTACCTGAGCTTTTACCATTTTTAATTGCTGCCTTTTTAACTTCTTTATCATATTCAGCTTGATATCTATCCTTTAACTGAAAAAGCTCATCTATAGACATTCTAGATAATGATCTACCAGCAATAGACATAGAACTTTGATCCATAGTAGCTCTATTCTCTATAACCGCTTTTACTGCATCTAATACTATCTTTGCATGGCTTCTAACTGAAGCAGATGTAGTTGCATAATTGTCTTGTATCTCAATATAACCTTCTGCAATTTTAACCCTAGCAGAATCAGATGTTCTTGTTATATAAGATACCCAATTATATTCACCCTTTGTATAACTTCCTGTATCACTTGTAGAAATTATGTATTCATCATTCGACTCTGTTGCAGTCAGGGTAAAATTAGATGCAGTTGCACCATCAATGAGATTAAATTCATAAGACAACGAATAATCAGCAGTAGGGTAATCAGTAGCTAAATTATCTTTTTTCCATGCCCAAAAGTCACCAAGCTGCAATTCATCAGGAACTTCAGTTGGATAGTTGGTTGAATCAAATTTGTTGCTCAATCAAAAACCTCATAATAAATAGATATATCTAATCTTATATTACTTGAATAAACCTTTTTTGCAATATGGTAAAGGGATTATTTAATATTTCCAAGATGTAGCAAAATTCTTTCTATTTATACCCTTTTTAGTTCTAGCAACTCTATTTGGGTCAGGCTCTTGTGCATTACCTGTTAATAACCTTTGCTCAATTAAGTCAAAGTTAGGATTTAAGATATATGCTGCAGCTAAAGCATAACAAATTGTATCAAGTGCTTCATTACGTTCTCTTATCTGTTTCCAGTACAAAGTCTTTCTACCTTTTACAAATTTAACAAATCTTTGCTCTGCTGTAAGTTGTTTAAAATACTCTTCATCAAGTTCACTTGCAAAGTGCAAAGTAGAATAACCATATTCAACTGCAAGTCTAGAATAAATAACCTCTTTTGCTGTATCACTTCCAACTGGATATAAAATGTTATTTTCTTTACCAACTCTTGTTGGTTTGCCCACAACAGTCTTACCGCTTTGTGATTGACCTTTTATTGCAAATATCCTTCTGCCTTTCTTGTTTTTAGTAAAAGCATAGACCATTTGTGTTTGGAAACCTGAGTCAATGGTAGTACAAGCTATAGTCATAGCTCTTCCAGCATGTGTTTTAAATTTTGTAAGTAAATATTTATCTAATTGATTCCAAACGTCTTGTTGACCTGTAGAACCATATAAAATCTTATATTCAACAACCCACATCTCATAATTATGTGAAAAAGCAACAACTTGGCACTCAAGACGATCTTTTTGCACATCAACTCCGCATGTAAGCACCAATGCTTCATCAGGTATAGTTTGACTATCATAACTTTCTCTTCTTGATAGCAATCCTTCTGCTTCTACAGCTTCTTCAGGTTCAGGCTCCCATGTTTCTCCTAAACTGGTATTTATGAATGTTTTTAACATTTCAGGTTGTTTCTTAGATTCTAAAAAGTTTTCTGCCATTGATGCCCAAGTGCTAAATACTGAGTAAAGCTCGTTAAGATGAAATCCTGCTGTTTTCTTGGTTTCTGTTGTAGCTCTCCATTCTCCATTCTTTAGCATCTTATGCTTTTTAGATTCCTCAATAACACATCCATTCTCTTCGCATGTATATATTGCAGTTTCAGGTTTATTATCTTCCCATACAACATTTGACCATTTTAGCGTTTGCATGTGTCCACATTCAGGGCAAGGAACATAGTAGTATCTTTGATCGCTTTCCTCAAAAGCAGCTTCAATACGAGAAAGACCCTTTACTGTTGGTGTACTACATAAGTAGATTTTACGATTAAAAAAAGTTTGTGTACGTTTAGATGCTAATAATACTGGGTCACCCTCACTACCTACACTTGCTTCCATTCTATCAACTTCATCAATGCATAAAATTCTTACTGCTCTACTAGCTACTGATGCTGCAGAATTAGAACCAACCATGTTTAGTGTAGTTCCGCCTAAAAACTTCTTTGATAATACTGTATTAGAGCTATCTTTGCTTTTTGACTCATTTAGTCTTGCTTTTAGCACTGGTGTATCTCTAAGCATGTTTGCTAGTTTTTCTTTACTGTAGGCTTGAGCCATTTGTAAAGTAGGTTGCATAACCAAAATTGGTGATGGTTGCATGTGAACATAGTAACCAACAACATTATTTAAAATCTCAGTCGCACCAACCTGAGCAGACTTCATCCAAACAATACGTTCTATGTTTGGGTCGTTAAAAGCATCCATGATCTCTTTTTGATATGGTGCATAGTCAGTTCTGTATTTTCCACTAATAGCAGATGATTCAGGTGATAAAAACCTGTAAGTGTCTGCCCACTCAGATATCTTGAGTTCTGTCGGTGGTCTCCACTGCTTTTGTACTTGTTCCAGTACGTTCTGCATATTCTGCTGGTATTCCATCTCCTGATAACTCCTCTAATGCTTCATATATACTTTTTTTGATTAAACTTGATGCTTCATTAAAATCTTCTGCTGCTAATACTTGATGAGCAAGATTTGTTGGTATATTTAAGAACTTAGCATGTGCATTTGATACTAAGCCACTCCATGTGTCTCTAACTAGTGATGCAGGTATTAATTTGCCTTCTAACTGATTAACTTCTAGTTCTGCTTTATCTGCTTGAAACTTTTTAAGCCTTGTTGACTCTTCAACAATATCACCGCTATTACCAGTCTTTTTGTAGTGATTCTGATTTTTTCTTAAATGTTCTAAATATTCACGTCTAGCAAATTCAATGTCTATTGGTGATCTGCCCTTATGTACTGTAATTACGCCATTTTTAACGAGGTTTCCCACCGCTTGGGGTGAAATGAACAAATGATCAGCTAAATCCTTCTGAGTAGCCATACGTTAACGAGAATAAACCTGATTTTGTTGACCTTCGTCTAGAAAAATAAAAA